GTTGTCAGTATAACCAACGTTAGAATTATACTCATTTAATGCGATTTCAAAAATTCTTGATTCATTCATATCTTCATCTTCTTGGTTTTCAAAATCATCTGCTTCGCCACCGAAGTCTTCGTCACCGCCGAAGTCATCACCCTCAGTGCCAAAGTCCTCTGCTCCTGCTGTTGCAGCAACATCACTAGTTTCATCGCCACCTAAGTCGATAAGATATTCAGCGCCAGTCTCATTATCTTTGATGTTAACCTTATCATCGTTTTTTGTAACAACAACTTGGTCATCATCTTTTAATAGTTTGTAAACCTTTACGATTTCATCGTCTTCCGCATTTGAGAAGTCATACTCGTCATCTGAAACCTTGTATTTATCAAACTCAGACCATCCGTCACCTTCATCATCAGTAGCGTCATCTCCAGCAACATCAGCGCCAGCATCATCTACAACATCTTCTGTTGGTTCTTCGACCGCTGTTGCTTCATCACCTTCAACTGCATCGTCAGACTCCATTCCATCAGCAGCATCACCAGCTGCTTCTCCGTCTTCGCTTGCGTTTACAGAATCAGTATCATCCACTTCCTCTACATCATAATTATCCTCATCCTCATCTTCTGTAAGGATTTTGGCATATTGCTCAAGCACTGTTTCTTTGAGTAAATCACGAACAGCGCTCTCGGTATTTTCTTTCAATGTATTGGCAAGGTTGTTATACTCTAACAAAGATTCTTTAACAAAATTGCTTCTAATTTTACCGTTATTTTTCATTTAAATGAAATTATTAATTTTTCATTATTTTAATTATAAATATATTGTCAAAACGAAAAAATATTAATTTTCGCTTTATTTACAGCCATTTCAGGCTTTTTATGTAAAAATATAGTCAAATTTTATAAGAAATGGTTTAATAATAAATATTTAAAGTATGTAAAATATTTATATAAAAGTATTTAAGTTTATGAAAAAAACAGACCTAGTAGAAATAAAGAAAGGTGAATATGGTACAGGTTTACTCATTGAGAATGATGGCTATATCTCAATGGCTGAATCTGAAAACAATAAAAAAATATATGAATCAATGACTGGTGGTGAATGGAACGTACCAAACCCATTCATTGTAGATGCTGTATTTCAAAAATTTGATATTAAAAACGCAAACGGTAGAGTGTACCCTGAAAGAGTGCTTAAAAAGCAAGTTGAATTATACCAACAGAAAATTAATGAGAGGCGTGCATATGGCGAATTAAATCACCCGGCAGAATCAACAATTGACTTGGGTAGAATCTCTCACAACATCATAGAACTTCATTGGGAAGGTAGAACTCTTGTTGGAAAACTTGAACTTAATATTTCAGAAGGATATAGAAAACTAGGCATCGTTTCAACTATGGGAGATATGGCTGCTAACCATTTGATTAATGGCTATAAAATTGGTGTATCTTCACGTGGCGTTGGTAGCGTGGAACAGAAACTAGGACAAACAATCGTAGGAGAAGATTTCGAACTTATCTGTTGGGATATTGTGTCTGACCCTTCAACTCCAGGCGCATATATAGGAAACCAAGAAGACTTGCAACAGTATGTTGAAGAAAAAACTAAAAAGAAGAAACTTGTAAATGAAAAATTAGATAAGATTAATAAAATATTGTTATCATAAAAAAAAAGCGAGGCTAAAAAGTCTCGCTTTATTTATTTAAAATCATATCTCTTATATTCTGCATATGGTCCAGGGTCATTTATTTCTTGGCCAATAAATTCAGGGTCAGAAATCTCATAGTTATTATTAAACTCTGTTTCGTGACTTTTCTGATTAATCACGCTATCTTTCTCTTTTCCAGGAATGTAATTATTTCCTGATATATCATATCTTCCTAACGCTTCTTCGTCACCAATATATTCCAATAACTTTTTTAATGAAGATTCATTTAACTTTATTATTTTCATATTTAAATTGTTTTAAATATAAATATTTTTAAAGTTTCACTAATTTAAGTCTTTTTCCTCCTAAATTTTCAATTTTAAATTTATTTCTCAAACCTTTTTTATTATTTTTTGACTGTTCTATTTTATTTTCTTCAACCTTTTTAACTGGTTCTTGTTTCTTTTCTTCAATTTTTTCATCTTTAAAATTATCAATTACTGGAATTCTATTACTTTTAATTTTAAATTTATTGTTTTCTTTCACAAATTCATTTCCATAAATTTCTAAAAGAAACAAATTCAACAATTCTAAATCAACATCTTCTTTTACTATTCCAGTTTTTATAAGAAAATTTAAAAATGCTTTTGTTAATCTATAATTAACATTTTTCTCATACCACAAAACTACATTCTCAATTGACATATTTATTTCGTTTTACTAACTTCAAATTCATTTTCAACTAAATCATTTTCTAATTCATTAAATAAATAACTAAAATCTGAAGAAACTATATTTTTAATATTATTTAAATTTATCAATTTTTCAGATTTCTGTTTCACAAAAAATGTAATTGAAAAAAATTTCTTTTTATCACGAACTAAATTTTCAGAATTTAAATCGAAATCTAAAATATGTCTACTTTCAAATACCGTACTGTTTCTTAAAATTCTACTTAATTCTTTTTTGAATTTAGAATAAACTAAACTTATTGGTTCATTAAAATCGCCATCATATGTTGGACATATCCACATTTTACCAGAAACATAAATTACTTGTGGGTCATTTTTATTTACACTTCCATATTTTAAACTTATATTTTTACAACTGTTTAATTTTACTTCTTTATTAAGCCTAATCATATATTTCCTTTTTATAAAATATATAATTTTTTTATTACCAGTCAAAAAAAATTTGCAGCCATTTCTGACTGCAAATTTTTACATATATTTGTCATGGTCATTATCACTTAATACTGCCCCAATTTCTAACAATTTTGCAATGTCTTCAACGATACTGTTTTTATCATATTCTTTTAACATAATAGTTTCTTTCAAATTAAGTAATCTCTCTTTTTCGTCACCTTCATTTTCAGAAATCATTTTGTTAATTTTTTCAACGCACTCATTTTTAATTTTGTTGAAAAGATTTTGTCTTCTAGATTCTGCAACAGAATTGTTTACCGCCATAATATCTTTTACAAGTGCTCTCTCATCCTCATTCAAAGAATTAAGTTTCTTTTCAACTTGTTCAGCCATTGCAAGAACATTCAACTTCTTACCATTCTCTTTTTTATTTTCAACAATGTAATCGCTTACAATTTTTACATTATTTGTAAACTCAGTTAAATTTGATAATTTCTTTTTATGCTCTAACAAATAATTGCAACTATTTGCAAATTCTGCATCTGATTCATTAATTTCTTTGGCTGGTCTAATATTATACTTAATCATCAAATTTGCCAATTTTGAATTTGACTCTTTCAAAGTTTTCATATCAATATCTTTTGATACCAATTCTAATGATTCATTTACATAAGACATTGCATCAGTATCACAATTGAAATTTTTAAGGGCGTTACAGAATTTGAATTGTGTTAAAAGATTCTTATCTTCTTTTATAAGTTTAATGCAATCTTTAACAGCACCTTTGTTTTTAACAAACAATGTTGGTATAGCACTTTCAAGTGCCATATTTAAAGTTGCAAAACTAGCGTCTTTTGTACTATCTTCAAAATTTGCTGCTTCCTTGTATCTCTCATAGGCATCCTCCATTTCCTGAAGGAACTGGTCTGCCAATGTTATCTGACCATTTCTCATAGCCTCTTTCATTTTATCAGCAGCCTCTACCCATTTATTAAAGAATTCTAATTTCTCATCCATATGTTATAAAACGTTTTATAGTTATAAATATAAAATCAAAACAAAAAAGAGACTGATTATTCGTCAGTCTCTTCGTCATTATTCAAAAGATTTAAAGAATCAATCATTTTTGAAAATTCTTCATTAATTAAAAGTGATTTATCATATATATCTGTTCTTTCAATAATGCTTTCTTGTTTTGAAGACCTCTCTATACGATTGTCGATTTTTCCAATGTAAGTTTCAAACATATTATCTAGTTTTACATTACTTTGGTCTATCATTTCCCTAACTTTATTTTCGTTCAATACTTTCTTCTTTCTCTTCTTTGATTCGTTTGTTGGAGGCGCTGTTGACTCAGTATTTCCTGATGGGCCTCCTGCCATTTCTCCTGTTGGCTCAGAACCTTCTGCTCCTTGAATGTCGCCTTCTTGCTCAGCGCCAGGTGCGCCTAAATCATCTAAACCTCCGCCGAAGCCACCGCCTCCGCCAGGCATTCCTCCGCCTCCAGGCATTCCACCATCAGGTCCACCCATCTGTGCGTCTTCTTGATATTCAGCGCCAGGTTCTCCGTACATTCTATCAACAATATCGAAGATTCCAGTTCTCTTAATAATCTGAGTGGTCTTTTCAAGTTCGGCAGCGATACCCTTTTCAAGACGAATCTCTTCAAGGTTCTCCTTAATCTCCTTATCAGACCATTTCATAATCTGCTTCAATGCACGGGTCTGAGACATAACTGGTAATCCATTTCCTGGGTCAGATACTGCGTCTCTAACAGCTGAAATCTTTTTCTGTAAGTTATCAATCTCAAGTTGTTCTGCTTGAGTTGATGGATTATTCATTGTTAGATTGAAGTTTGTAAGGTCATCTTCAAACCCTAATAGATAAAGATGAATACTTGCAACTTTTGTTAACTCCATCAAAAATGCTTGTTGTATTCTGTTTATAACACGTGTAAAACGAATATCCATAAGGGCAAGATTCTTTCCATCACCAGCATTTTCTTCGAAATTCAAAAATGATTTTGGTATTCTTAGTGCGGTAAGAACTTTATTCTGCACAAACTTGATGTCATCCATAGCAGTTAAGTTCTGTGCTGCTGAAAGAGTATCAATAGGGGTTGGAGCGTTTTGGTCTCTAACTGGAATGAATATATCTTGGTCTACTGATAAGATGTTCTTTCTCAAGTCAACTTGACCAGTCATTGGGTC